AGAAACTGTAACCTCAGACTCTAAGCCACCTACATACTGGTTTACGAGTGGAAACTACGTGTTAAATAAGATAATGTCCGGCTCATATGAACGATGTATACCGCAAGGTAGGATTGTTGGGTTCTGTGGCAATTCCGGTGCTGGTAAAAGTTTTATAGCAGCAAACGTTATCAAAGAAACACAAAAAGCTGAGGCGTTTAATGTGGTCATAGACTCAGAAAATGCAATGGACGACGATTTCGTAACTAAAATTGGGGTGGACACCAAGAAGAATTACACTTATCGTTCAGTTACACTAATATCTGATGTTACCGCATTGGTGTCAGCATTAATCAAAGGTTATAAGAAAACTTACGAAGGTGTAGAAAACCCAATTGCATTACATATAACGATAGATTCGTTAGATATGCTCTTAACTGATACCGAAGACGACAACTATAAAAAAGGTGTATCTAAAGGCGATCAGGGTCAGCGTAATAAACAGTTGAAAGCTATGCTAAGAACTTTCGTTCAAAGTATAAAGAATTCAAACATTACGATGGTTGTTACTGGTCAGGTCTACGCAAACCAAGATATATTAAACGGTGAAGGTAAGTGGATTATATCAGACGCAACTAAATATTCGTTATCCCAAATAGTTTTGATTGACAAACTGAAATTAAAAGACGAAGAAAAAGTTATAACTGGTATCAGAATGATATGTCAAGGTTATAAAACAAGGTTTACTCAACCACACCAAAAGGTTACTATTGAAGTGCCGTATGAAACTGGTATGAGTCCAACGTCTGGAATGCTAGATATAGCTAAAGATGTTGGCGTGGTAAAGCAAGGTGGGGCATGGTATACGATAGCATCTAATGGTGAAAAATTCCAAAAGAAGACTATGGAAAAACATATACCCGTCTTGTTAGCAGATTTAGAAGCTCACGCTGATGAATTTTTAAATAGACAAACCCTTGGTGGTGACGAAGAAATTCATGCCACTACTACCGAAGATTCTATCAAAGCGCAACGTGATAAAATGCACTTAGGTAAATCGTAACATTATTTCACGGTCTTTACTGTTTTCTATGGTAAAGACTGTGAAAGCCTTTTTGTTATTTTTATAAATACTTAAAAGATTTAAACATTTAAGGACATTATAAAATGGCACAAGATTTCATACCTATTAAAATTGAAGGTCACGTTCACGCTGAATACACCGATGGCGACCGTGAAGTATTGTTAGATCAATTCAATGCTATTCACCCCCAAAATATGGCTAGAGTTATAGCAAGAGCGTTAGCCAATGAACACAATTTTCATATTCACAGAATAGCGTTCGGTAACGGTGGTACTGAAACTGATGCAGCTTTTCAAATCACTTACAGAACTCCTAACACTGGTGTAGCACCAGACCCAAACACATTCTCTTCACGTTTATACAATGAGACATATTCAGAAATCGTTGACGATTCTAATGTGTTGATAGGGACAGATCAGGGTTCAAGTGGTCCAAACGTTGGTCAACGTCCAGGTGGCGGTTCAGAAGAAGGTTCCGACCCAACAAGCGTGGAACATGTTAGCGGACCAGGTGTTCGTAGTAATGAATTAGGCGTTATTTCACAAGTAACGGTAACTTCGGTTTTAAACCCTAACGAACCTAGCGGACAATTTCCAAGTGATAATAATCCACCTACCGAAGACACAGAATCAGATTTCTCTTTTGATGAAATTGGGTTATATACTTCTGGTGGTCCAGCCTTAGATACTTCTGGTACACAGTCGGTCGATGTTGGTGACAGATTATCTACAGACGACACTACGTTGTTGGCAAACACACAGTATTCGTTCACTATACAAGTTGACGGTGGTTCTTCACAAGTTGTGACGTTTACCACTCCGGCAATCGGTGGTTCTGGCTCTTCTGGTGAAATATTATACGGTGATGTTGTTGACGCAATTATGACGGGTGATGTAGCATGGAATAGCTTACCAGGTGATAATTTTACTGGCACACCTATTATCACTGGTGCTGCGGTAACTATCACTGATTATTCTGGCAGTTTTACCACAATTCCAGCAGGAACACAAACGTTTGGTAATGTATTTTTCCAAAGTAGTTCAACTGGTGTAGGGTCTGCTATTAGTTTAACTGATGGTGGTGGTTCTGGAACAGGCTTATTTGCCGCTATGAACTTGCCTACTGGTGGTGTATTATTAGCCGAAGAGGTTGGTAGTTTAGCTGGTATACAGAATGACCCAGTGAACTTCACAAACGAACGCGAAAGATTGTTGACACATATAATCTTTTCACCAGTTCTAAAATCTGCGAATAGAAGTGTAGCGATCAGTTATACTTTAACAGTTTCCGTAGCTTCTAGCACCTAATACGTTTCCACAAGTATAAAAAAAACCGTAGAATCGTGAGAGACTACGGTTTTTTTCTGTCTTTAGAAAAGACTTTTATGCGGCTTTACGCGGTCTACCAGGTCTTCTTTTAGGTTTCACGTTAGCTTCTTTACCAGTGTCAACAACTTCTTGCGCTGCTGCCATTTGTTCAGGTGTTGGTTTCAAATCAGGATTTTGGTCAACTAACACTACACCCTGTTTACCAACTTGTGGTTTCATGATTTTACCGTTGTTGGTAATAACGCGAACCAACTGATGAAAATATTTAAGAGCATTCAAACCGTTACCTAATGTAACAGTACTCATGGCATCCCATAATTCCATATTTTCTATATTTCTAGTTTTCAAAATTTTCATCAAACGTTGCTTATCAACATGGTCTAATTTATCAACTTGTATATATGAAATATTGCCGAAATTGTCTTCACGCATTATTGCACATTCTACTACAGTCCCATCGCCATTAAGGTCTAACCAATGTATGTGGGGGAATTTACCATCTAACTTCAATACTGACATAACTTTTTCCTTTTAAATTGTCGTCTTTTAAAATATTTAGACCCCAAATAAAAAAGCGTTCTTAAACTATGCGAATTAAACCAGGAACGTAATTCCCAGGGTATCTTCTTGTTAAAACCGCTTGACGGTTTGAACCGGAACTATGACTTAAATGGAACCAGTAGTTGTTCCCTAATTCTAATATAAATTGGTCATACGTTATAGTTGGGGCTTCCGCTACAACCTTTGCTGCCTCCCATTGCTGTAGATGGCTTGTTCCTGATAACTGGACATCAGCAGCCTGACCCTTATTATGTTGACTCGTTCCTGAACCATGCCTAAAACCAGATGTCACAAACATGTTAGGGTATAACACTTTCAAGGGTTCTAAAACGTTAATACACAACATTCTGAGGTTACATACGATTTGGTTAGTGGTAAGCCCAACTTGTGGTCGAACCGCATAACGGGAAAGCGTAGCTCTACTCGATAACATGGATAGTATGAAATTAGTAGATAGTCGGAAACTGTCAGGAAAGTTATGATTTGTTGGGAATTCGAATATATCACTACAATCTAACGGAGCTTCGCTTGATGGTGGTATTACTATGGGTTCTTGCACTGGTGCTGGTTCTATGAAACCGTCAGGATAAAATACCGGACTACTAATAGGAACCAATGACCCACCGCCATTAGGGTGAGGTATTAATGTTGTTCCGTCATCATCAGCTTCATCTTCCACCAATTGAACGGCTTGAACCATTTCTGTAACTTCTGGTGCTATAAACGGGTCATTAACTAGAACGCTATTATCAGTAACGCCAGCTATCCCAGTTAAAACCGCATCTATGTACACATTAGGTGAGCCATCAACCCTTACATGACCACAAGTATCAGCATTCCCCTCAAAATTGGCTGGTATATTTTCTACAAATACATCAACAGAACCGTTAAGTGTCGTTACAATTGCGTGTGGGGGCAACCCATGTGGAGCAACCCTCGACCCATCCACTGATTGTGGTAAATCATTAGTAAAAACACTTGGTGACTGTGCGATTGCTATTATCGGTGCATCAGCTATGTTAGCGTCTGTTTTTCTGTGTGCTTTATTTGTCATATCTTTATAAATATTGTTGTTATATGGCAATATTTATAAAGGACTATAAATTATGGAAAGAGTTAATAAATGGAGATTTAGGTTAGCTTTAGTTGCAGAAGCTATGGACTATCTAAGGATTGTTCCCCGAACAATCATTGTTGGGTATTCGTGGCTGTTGTACGAGGTTGTTTGGTGGTTTATGGCATTAGAGTCGCCAAATATGGAACAATCAGCGTTAGTAAGCGTTATGGTGACTATAGCAGGAGTTGTAGTAGGACTATACACCAAAAGTGGACACAGTTGGGACAATCCTATAACAGTTTGGACAAAGGAACCTCAACAGCTTAAACCAAAGGTTAAAATTATAAATTTAGATGAAGAAGGTTATTCTACTAATGGTAGTTCTTCCTCTAATATTTCATCTAAAAACGAATCAGTAACACCACCTGCATCTTTCGATTTCCCTGATATAGATTGATGTGAATTGTGTGATAACATATCTTGGAATTTAGCAATGTTTTTTATGATTCCTTTAAGATCGTGATTACCGCACCATTTTACAAATTTAAAGAGTGAAAAACGTGACCTATCGTTAAGACAGTGTTCGATTGCTTCGGTCATAACTCTTTTTATGTGATCTGGTTGTTTAGTCAAATCCATAAGGTGTTGATTTTCTTTAAACAAATCTTCTACTAAATAAGTTTTACCACTTGGATGTTCCCAAGTATGCTTCATGATATTCGTCATTTCGTAGGGGTCGGTAAACGCTACTTTAAGTTTTTTAAGGAACACACGAGGATAAGCGGACTGTATATTATCTTCACCACCGCGAATACATTTTACAAACAGGTTCCATTCTATGCTATCATCCCATTCTTCTAATGTTCTATATTTTTGTGTTAAAGGGTTTAACAGTTTGATATTCTTGTTAGTTAATAGTTGTACATAATCTTTATCTGCCGAAATTATAGTAATATCTATATCATCACCATACATTTGACAGAATCCAGCAATAAGATCATCAGCTTCGCAACCATCAGCCGCTAGACATATGGTGCTTGTATGTTCGCGCATAAGAATTTCAAAGTCTTTCAAAGTTTCTCGAAAAATATCTAGCCTAGCTCTTTCACTTTGGGTTAGTTTTAACTCTCGATCACCCTTATACAATTTACCAGATACACATTTAGGGGATTTAGTATAATCTACGCGCCAGTTTGGACGGTCATACACTATAAGCATTTCGTCTGGTAAAAACTTGTTATAGTATTTGTTCAACATTTTAAGAGTAACATCAACAGCCATCCCAGCTACAACATCATCATCTTCTTTGTTATGAACGTGCCATGCCATTCTAGCAATGTTACTAATGTCAAACAGTAAATAATGCTTATTCATAATCGCTATTATCGCCTTTCATTTCATTAGTAATGTTAGCAGTTAATTCAGCTATATAACGTTGGATTATGGCAGTATCGTCAACTCCGGTATAACCGTTGGATTTAAGATGGGTGATAAATTTATCATCCCAATCTAACTCTAGTCGAATGCGACCATCAGCCTCTTGTAGTATTCCGGTTATTTTAACATACGGTTCGTTTCGACCATTTGAAGCTTTTTTACCCGAAAATAGTTTCTTTATCTTTTTAAACATACTAAAATCCTTAGTGTAAGGGTGTATAAGACGTTTTAAGTAGTTTATACACCCAGAGTGAGTATTAATACTTAAAACGTCTTAGCGTGGTTATGCTGCGCGTGGAAGCATGAAGAATGTTAAGCTGTTAACTTTGATTCTGAATATCCCACGTTTTCCAATGGAGAAAGAAGCTTCTGAACTGTTTTTCAGTAAAGCGTTAAACATATCTAGTGCATAAGCAAATTTGAAATCGTTTTTATCTTCTTCACTTTCAACTTTATCGTCAGCTAATATGTTAATAACATCATCGGAATTGTCTTTCATTTCGTATGATAATTCACCATTAACGTTTACTAATCTGATTAAATTAGTATCGGAAGTGTTACTAGCCCTGCTGATAAGAGAGGTCAAATCTTCGTCGATTTTGATAGTATATTGTTCGTTATCGTTGATGATAGTTGGTGCGCTTATAAATTTTGGAGAGCCACAACGGTATTGCATTTTAAGGCTATCGGTTTTAAACTTCAATTCGCTGGTGATTTTATCATCGTCATCACCGCTAACCACCGCAGTAATTTCCACACTATCATCATCTTTGATTAAGTCGAAACGAGATAAAAATGTTTGGAGTCTACTGATACCAATAGAGCCGAAATCTTCATCTAAGTCAAGTTCTGACATGATGAATGCGGTTTTGTCAGGATTGTATCCGCTAACTTTTTCGTTTGTTATAACTAAATCTGTGGCTTTTATAAGTTTCACAGTGCTTAAAATATTTCCTATGGCTAATACAGTGCCTTTAGATAATTTCATGTGTTTCCTTTTTTAAGGTTTGTAGGAGAGCTGAAAAGTTTACTTAACTTTTCAGCATCAGTAAAGTGTTTTATTCCACTAAGGAACTGTTTAATAGTTCTTGTTTTGTTGGGACTTCTTTACCTATAGCAGATAAAATAGCTTCCAACGGTTTGTCTATAAGACGGTACAACTGCGCATCTACGTCGATAATCGGTAGATAATCCGCTATGAACCACTCAGGTATTTCGGTAGCATCGGTGGGTATAGCAATAGACTTGAACTTATTGAAGAACGTTTGTTTAAGATAATAAACTCGAATTTTAGTACCAGTAGTAATTTTCATACTGGTGTTATCGTGGTTCATTTCTCTTGCTATATTCCAATGAACGCTTGCGGCAACGTGTCCAGGTAATTTAGCTTTATGACCAACTTTCTCATAAAGGTCGGTATACTTAACCATATTTTTAACACCAATAGGCAAACCAATTCTGGAAATGTGAGATTCAGATACCAATTCTTTGTAATCAACAATTTCTTGTGAGAGATCATCCCAATCTTGACCTTTAAGTAAGTTTTCTACAAATTTGCTTAACTTAACTTGGTATTCTTTCGGTAATGTAGACTTTTTCAAAGCTATCCCCATAGCTTTCATTTTGTCACACTTTTTACCTTCATCATTAACCACATGAACTATATACATTTTTTTCTTCATGAAAATACCAGAAGAACCTATAAGTTCACGATCAGTTTCAACTATCTTATCGCATGAGTCGGTACATAAAAAGGCATCACGCATAAATTCAGGGAACGATTCATTAACTTTTTTACCGATAAGATCACCGACCTTTGTTGCATCTTCAATGGTTTTCGTAAAAGTTTTGAAATAACTAGAATCGGTGTCTCCATAAATTATAGCATCACCGTTCATATCATACTTACCCGTTAATAGTTCATTAACTTTAGCGGTTTGGTGTTTAAGTAAAACTTGACCAGTGGCAGTAGTAGATGCACCCAAACGCAAGTCGTTGAATTTAAAATACTTATTACATAAAGACCCATATGCTGAGTTAAGTTGCAGCTTCATCACTTGCTGGATTCTGTCATAATATTGGGACTTAGCTATAAGCTCTTTATATTCTTTTGAATCCTTTTCAACCGCTTCAGCTTTTTTAGCATATTCGAAGCTTAAACCTTTAGTTTTTTTACGTTCTATAAACCACGATTCCAGCAAACCAGGTAAAATGCCTTTTACTTCGAGATTGAACACAGTCCCGTAACCGGATATACCCCAACCTTTTTTAAGGAGAATCCTGCGCCAGTCAGCCGCAGTCGTTTCCATGTCAGCACTGCTACCAGTCGTGGTTTCGTCAAATCTAAATGTTAATAGTTTATCACTGCGTTCAAATATAGCTAGAAACGCATCCTTTTTGTTATCAAACTGACCGATGATAGTTTCAGGGCTAATGTTGTTAGATCGTATAGATGATGGATACAGTGAAGTCATATCCACTGAAGATAATAGTTTATGTAACCCACGTTTAGGCTCTATAACATAGCCCCCTTCAATTTTACCACCCTGTTCTGGTACATGGGTGTCAGGAACCTTTAAATCGTCCAGAACGTAATGACAGTAGTTAATCATCCCAAGCTCTGTATTTTTAAGAGTTTTCAAACTGTGGTGGAACAGTCCGGTGGTGTTATGATATAAAGTGTTTGCTTGATTTAGAAAACCTAAAACTTCTTCAAATTTGCCAAGGATTTCTGTATCACGAACATTATACCGAACGAACTTAGTAAAGTTATTCTTATATAGATCAGCTAACGTTCCGCTGAATTCAAGTTTGCGCATATCTTTCAGAACATCTTCTGCTATGTTTTCTAATTTGTACGATGGTTTTTCACCGAACGAAAACTTTTTATATAGTTCCAAATAATCTATGTTGACACGTCCTGAGAATCGTACAGTAGGTTCCATTTCCCCAAAATGTTCCTTTTCAGAAAATCTTGGTTTTCTTCCACCTTTAAACGACAACCCTAAGAATTTTAAGCTTCCTAAGACTTGTTTAATTCGTTTAGCAATATATGGGTCGTCAAATAGATCAGAATTCCAACCAGAGATAACGTCAGTGTCTTCTATCAGAACTAGAAATCTTTCTAATAGGTCTTTCTCGTTATTAAAAAATTGAAGTTTGGTAGGATATTCTAACGGTTCGATTCCTTCCATTTCGTGTAGGAACTGGTCTTCATCTATGGCATCAGCATCTTCACCGTTGGGTGGAATAGCTAACAAATAGTTGGTGTTTTCCCAAATATTATATAAGCTGATAGAATTTATAACATAGTTAGCATTTTTAGCTCCTTCAAATTCAACTTCTGGGTCGTAGTCGATTTCAATATCGTAAACGCTTATGTGTAATTCTGGTGGGATAGCTTCGAAATAGTGTTTGGATAATACTTTAAGTTCTGCTGGTATGTCGGACTCAAATATGTCCTTGCGCATATGCTCTTGTTCCTTTACACCATCAGTAAAGTCTTTATAGCTTGAAAAATCGTGACGTTCTAAATTTCTACCGTAAATGTTTTTATATTCGCCACCTTTTTCTTCTGTGTAAAAGTACCAAGGGGCTGGGTAGGTTTTCATTATCCTACCGTTGGGTGTTCTCTCCCATACTAAGACGTTTTCGCCTTTTCTAATAGCCGATATATAGCTCAAAATTAATCTCCTGTGTTAACTGGCGCAGTTTTAATTAACCTGCTCTTATTCGCCATTTCCTTAGCGTTATACTCCTTTCTTTTGCGTCCATATCCTATAAACGCAAAAGTCACGGTAAGTATGCACCTATCCGTGACCACAGTAAAGCGTTTTTAACTGTTCAGTTGATCTTTAGCTTCAAAAACAGATTCATATAAATCATTGAAATCTTCTGCATCACCAGAAACCTCACTAAAGTTAGCTTTGTGAGCCACGGTAATCATTTTGGTAACTAATTTTTTAGGTATTTCAAAATTTTCCACGATTTCTTCGATGATTTCTTTCTTCAATTCGTTCTCAGAATCTATACGAGCCATAGCATTCGTGGCTTCGCCAATCATTTGTTTAAGTTTAGTTAAATCGGCTGGATTCGTAGGTATGATAATATTTGACATTAATCTTTGTCCTTTTTGTTGTTGTTTTTAAAAAGAACGTGAACTATATCATACTTTTATAAATCTATCTATAGAAAATGTGATTTCCCAGTTGAGCTATTCTATATAGGCTAGATGACCAGTATGGGTCTACTGATGTATTATGATAATGCGTTGCATTATGGGTAACGTCTTTGATGGTTTTGTTTAGAATGCGTCTAGCGATCATTAAGCATCTATTATATGAGCTGAAATTTGAAGGAATATCACTTTTACCATCAACTGTCCAACTGTACATAGGAACCCAACGTTTAGTTTTGTTACTCAAACGTTGCTCATACACCACCTTACAAACCTCGTCAGGATACCCAGAACGTTCAACTCTTTTCATAGTAACATAACCTATGGTAGCTATTAAAATGTCGTTAGCTTCGTTTCTGGACTCATAATACAAGTTTAACGCCAAACAATCTAAAGCCTCTAACCCGAAAGGAATAGGGGATTTAGATATTTTTTTAGCGTAAGCTGTTGTGAAAGATGAAAGTAATAAAAGTATTAAGCAAATTCTTCGAACCATGTTTTGTAGTCTCCAGGAAATTTAGTGTGATCGTATAAAAACGGTTTCTTAGCGGTTATATGGAACCTAACCATAGCAGAATCACCAACCTGCACAGGAGTAAGCCCGTTTAGAAAGTGCGGAACAGAAGGGAAAAGAACAAGTGTGCCACGTTCAGGATTCAAAGAGAAATCGTGTTGAGGAAACTGTATCTTCCCACCATACACTTCAAAATAGTTTTCGAACGGTGGTCTGTCGTTATAATCGTTTAAGAATATAATACCAGTTAGATCACGGTTTTTGGTGCGTAACCATTTACCTTTTAAGTGTACACTGTTTTCAGATTTAACTTCTTCGTTCTTATACCCTTGTGGATAGAATTCATATGTCATCGGTTCAGTTCCAACATATTCTATATCATAATGAGATTCTAAATCCGGTATTAAGGATTGTAAACGCTCAAATATAACATCATCTATATCA